CATTGGCCCTGGTGCCCATTTATTCAAAGCGCTCCCCCCGGAAACCCGGGTCCGGAGCGGCCGCGTTGCGTGGTCTCACACAGGCTCCGCGGCATACAAGTTGAGTTGGGGGTGCTTGATGGCGACCCCCTTAGGCCTTGCCTCAACCGGCGCCCTCGCCCGCCGGTTATTGTTCTATATTGTAGTCACCTTTGTGGTTTGTTTGTCCATTGTTTTCTTTATCTTTAGTATCCCTTACAATGACTTCACGACGTAAGAATAACGCAAAGCCTAGGTCCAAGCGACCTTTGGGGCCCCGGTCTTCTGGAAGATCGCAATCCCCTGTCGCCGACCTAATCACTGCTGAATCGAATAGTGGCAGTGACGCGGGATTTATTCCCCAACGAGAGCTGACTCGCAACCCGAACCATGTAGCCGATGGTAAGGAAAACAGCCACCTTTGGGTCCAGTACCCCAAAGGATTCGACAATGAACTTGACGACGACGCCGCTTACTTTGGGTTCCCCTATGAGTATTGCAAATTTTGCGACCAGAGGGGTCACCTCCAAGCCAATTGCCTCGTCTACCGATCCACTGTCACCTGTACCGACGCATCGCCCTTTCTGGGGCCGTTCGTCCCCGAACCCTCTACTGAGCCTAGTTCAATCGCCGCCGCGCCCCAGCCACCGGCGCCCGGCCCAATGTCCAACAATTCAGTGCCTGCGGGCTCCGCCTGCACTGTTGAGCACCCCCTCGACGCCGATAGCCGGCTTAGAGTTGCCTTTTCGTCTCCTGACGAGTCGTATCCATTGCGCCTCCACGCTGATCAAACGGCTTTGTGCCCTGATGAGGATGTTTATCTGCCAGGGAACCTTGCTGTCTCTATTGATCCCAAGATGAAAGCCGCCGTAACGACCCACCTCTTGGCCAAAACATCCTCTCTCGACGATGCCAAGTTGTACGACGCCGCCATTGCTCGCAGCCAGCAGTTCCACAACAACCGCAGCACCACCAACCCCAGTGACTTTGCCGCCACTGTAGCCGCAACGGCCGCCGCATCTGTGCTGGAGGCAAAATCGATTCATGCCACCACCACCGCCGTGTTTCGTCCACCCCCTAAGGCCCGCGCCGGGTGGTACGTCTCACGACCTTGGCGGCTGGCTCTCGGAGTCGCCGCCGTTGTTGGGTCGGTCGTCAGTGGCTTTGTTCTGGGCCGGCGCTATCGCAATGAGACCCGTGTCGTCATCGCCTCGGCCTCGCCCGACGGACCGAACCCTACCGCCGTCGATCCGCATTTGGCAGCGGCCGAGGCCGCCGTCCTAGGTGTCGGCATGCCCCCGCTTGGTTATAAGGCCGTCGCCGATGAACCCCCTTACAAAATTGCGTTCGACCCAATCCGGCTCCTCCCTCCGCCGTACTCCCTCACGATGCACCCCAACGGGCTTCGTGCTCCATTGCCAACACCGTTCACCGTGGTCCCGATCGGCCCTAAAACCCCCCGCTTCAATTGGAAGCTGGCAACGCCGGATTGGAAGCGCAGCTCAACTTTGGCCGGTCTCATTGGTGTTTTTTGGGCCGGTTGCCGTCTCATCGTGTCATCCCTTTCATACACCTACGAATGTGGGCCAGTGCGCCGTGGGTTAGCCGCCTCCGTGTCTGAACAATTCAACACCACTGGCTTATCCCACCCGTCAGTCGAGAACTTGTCCGCCGGAACTCTGACGTTGAAGAAAGTGGAATTATTGACCAACCCCGAGGTCGACGTCGGCAAACAATGTGGCCGCTCTTTCCGTCTGGGGGAGACCGGCCCCGCTCGCCCCACCACCATTCAGCACCTGACCTTGGCCCCTGTGTTGGCAACTTTGCCCATGGTTCCGGCCTCTAGCCCCGACAATGAGTTGGTCGCCCTTCAGTCACGCGTCTTCGGGCAAGTCGTGCGAGCGCAGCCCGATGCTGTTGAGGCGTTTTGCCACTGCCTGCAAGACCTGTTGTCTAGCCCTCGCGTCCTCGGAACGGTGTTCGGCAGTGCCACCAACCCTTCTTGCCCCATGTGTGATCTTTGCCCTGAGTTCCCCAACCCCCACCAAGCGGTCTACGACGCGTGGAATTCCCACGAGCGCGTAGGACCATCGCTCGCTCGCCTGCATGACGAGGCCCGCCAGGCCAACCATTTTGGGCTTCATTCCCCGGGTGCCGTGACCGGGTTCATTAAGGAGGAGCCTTATTTCAAATCCACACCCTTTTCTGTTGATGCTGTGCGGCCCCGGTTGATTCAAAATGCCAGCCAAAGCGATCATGTGGCCTCAGGTCCCTGGCACTATGCCTTTTCAAAGAGGGTATCTGCTTGCTGGTGCCCTGACAATTGGCTTGTGTACGCTTCAGGGCATGACCCCGGTGAAATTTGCCAATCTCTTCAGCCTTTTGACGTTTGGTTTGTCGGCGATGTCAAGGCTTTTGACGCCGGGCTAGACCCGGCAATCCTCGGCCAGCTGAACGATCTCAAACTCCGCTGGATGCATCTCAGCGGCCAACTCAAAACCGTCTTGCGCGGACAGCTCCACACCTTCGGAACCACGATGAAAGGGCGCCACAAGTATCAATTTGATGGTCAAAGGCGCAGCGGTGACGACAACACATCCGTCGACAATTCAGTTTTGAATTGCCTGGCACATCTTTGGGTCATCATCCAGCAAACCGGGCGCGGGCTGAACGAGTTGTCTCGATGCCTCAAGGTCGTTGTGTTGGGAGACGATATCGTTATTGGCGGCCCACGCTGGCTGGACCTCGTCGATTTCAAGAGTGGGCTTGCCGCCATTGGTTGGGACTCCAAACCCCAGTTTGTTTATTCATTCGTCGAGATCGGGTTTTGCAGCCGCGTCGTGTACCCCACCTCTGAAGGGCATGTTTTTGCCAGCACTCCCGGGCGATTTTTCCAAAGGTTCCCATTCTGCTGGAACCCTTCAGCCACCATCGATGTAGCTGCCAAAGCTTACGGTTCATATCTCGACAACTCTGCTGTGCCTTTTGTCCGTACGTATCTGCGTCGTATCATCCAGGTCTACGACACGTCGTTTCGGTTCCACAGCCGATTCTGGGCCGCCCTAGGCTTCTTCTCAGTCATCATCAAAGAAGACCAGAGGCCTGAATGGGCCATGGCCGCCGGTCGGTTGCACGCTGCCAACGACTCAACTTGGTCATTGTTTTATGCTCGCTATGGGCTCACAGCAGAAGACGAACGCAATTTTGAACACTGGCTCAGGTCTTATGATGAACCTGGGCCTGCCGTCGCCAACGTGCCTTGGCTCATCCACATTCTCGAGTGCGACGGTCTCCTCTAAGCTCTTCGTCCGCAACGACGTTAAACTATTCTGGGCTTGGCCCCTGTGGCTGACCGTCACCACAGCCTATCTGTTTGTCCCCGTTTTCTTTTTTCTCTTGTTCTTTTCTTTTCTTATGTTTGCTGTTTTATTTAAACATTGGATTATCCAACCCGCGTGCACCTTGGCCAGTGCACAGGGCAGCTGCCACCCATCACCAACCCTCCCGCCGTTGTTGCCAACAAATCTGACACCATGTACAACTGTTGCCTTGAAACCTACTCCTGTGGCTAAACGCCCGACTAGTAGCGTGTGATCCCTAGGTTTTCCAATACGCACGCGAAGGCCGTCGGTCCCCGTAAGAAACGAACGGCAGCTAACACACCATGAGTCCGCGCCAAGTCAGATCAGCGCATATCGCACCCCACCATGACTTCTCTTAACCCCAAACACAACCCCCTCCAGAAAATCAATCACCTCTCCGCCTTCGCCGCCTCCAAGCTCGGCCTCAAGGAACCTCTCCGCCAACTTGAAGCCGCCGTTAAAAACGGCCAGCCCACCCGCCGTTCTCGTCAATCGCGCCGACAACGACGTCCCGTTGTCGCCGCCGAGACAAAAGTCGTCGCCGTCGAAAGAGCCCTCCCCAAGTCCCGGGCTGCTTTCGCCCCGGCGGCTCTCACCGTTGCCACTCACCACTCTAAGCCTAAGATGCGTTGGCAACCCGATGGCTCCATTCACATCGAGCACACCGAGTATGTCCAGCAAATCTCCAACACCACGTCCTACAACTGTTCTTCGTGGGCGCTGAATGCTTTGAACGGGACCTTTTTCAAGCTTTTGCCCAGTCTTGCCAGTGTCTACGAGGTCTACTCGTTCGATGAGCTCATCCTCAACTATGTCCCCAAATGTCCTTCAAACACTAGCGGGACCCTCATGCTTGCCTTTGACCCTGATTCCACCGACGCCCAACCTGCCGCCCAGGGAGAACTGCTTGGTCTCAGCAACTCTTGCTCGACTTCCGTTTGGTCGCCTTTGTCGCTCCGCCTCAACAAGAAATCCTTGCACAAGGTTCTTCGCCAACGCTACACAAACCCGGCCGGTACCAGCCAGTTCGACAACGCTGGCACCATCCATGTTGCCACAGAGGGCGGAGCTGATTCCAGCCCCATTGGCAATCTGTCCGTCACCTACCGTGTCGTTTTGAGCGCTATGCAGCTCCACACGCTCGCTGCATCGTCTACCATCCCCAACCGCACAGGACAGTTCATTTTGCAGGCAAACATCTCGACCGCCGACCCCTACTATCCGTTTGCGACCGGCAGTGCCTCTCTCTACCCCCAGTGGACCTGGTTGTCCAAGTCAGCTTGGGCCAACAACTTGACTTGCCCCCTCACCACCAAAGATGTCAGCTTCTCCGGCTCCATTGTTAGCACCACTGCCATGACGCTCCCCGTGGGCACGTATCTCATTCACATCAGCTACTACACCACGTCCGGGACCACCGGGGGCTCTTGCACCCAGGCCCTCGGTACTGCCTCCGTCGGTGGCGTCACCGTGTCCACCGTCATCTCAAACGACAGTGCCGCCGCTAGCGGTGGTGTTTCGTCGCAGGGCTTCATCACGGCAACCATTACCGTGCCCCAGTCCGCAGTCTCGACCAGCAAGAACTATTTTTCTTACCGTGTCAACGCCAACGCCCGCGGTGGTATCGCCGGCGTCCAGTACACCACCATTAGCATCGCCCCCTCTAACATCGATACCAGCACCGCGCCGCTGCGCGTGACCGGCAACTCCATGTTCTCCATTGGGTCCGAAGTCCGCACTGAGGCAAAGGATGAGACCTCTGAGACCAAGGAAGAGCACAAGGAAGAGCACAAATTTGATCTCTCCAGCCGTTTGACACCTGAGGAACTCATGGACTTCGAGGTCCTTGCCAGTGACCCGCACTACGCCCGCCGTTTGGCCCTGGCCCGCCTCGAGTCCACCGGGCCCTTTGCTCCCGCTCCGTCCTCCTCCTCGTCGTCCTCATCCTCATCCTCCAGCCGCAAGTAACCCTTGCCGCTTCTTCCCTGTTCGGCATCGCTCTGTGCCGGGCTCGTGACAAGCCTTGAGCCCCTATTGTTGACGGGTAGTTCAACCCCCGTTTTGTTCTCGCCATTCAAACGCTGTATAAAGATTGGCGATCGCGCGTCCAGGGCTTGTATGGACGTCGA